CGAATCTCGCTGGATCGATAGGCCCAGGCAGACTCTGAATGAAGTCACCCTCCGTGGCGATAAAGCGGGACTCAGCGATAACCGGATCTTTATAGTTTACAACGTGCAGAATCGCAGATAACCTATCGCACTCAAACATATAGTTTTCTCTCCAAGTCCTCATAATCTTTCTGTTATCTTGAATAGTTATAGTCCTGTTCAATACCTCGTCACCTTGGCCCAAGATAACTTCCTGCTGACTGGATCCTCGATTTGAAGCCAGCTCCGTATAGATCTCAGCGTCTTCACACCGCTGAATCTGATTCAAGACCTTTGTGTAATAGAAGTCACTAGGGATATTACTACAAGCTTCTATGAGTCTTGCATAGTCCGCAGGGCTTACAGCAGAAATATTGTAGTTTAAGTGATAACAAACACGCTCAAAGTTATAGTCATCAAGCGCAGAAACTTTAAGCTGCGCAACCCCACGAAACAGGGAGTTGACCGCAGCGTAAACTGTATCTAGACGAGAAGAATCTGTAAAACTCCCATTGAAAATTACCCCCTGCTCACGGAGGTAACGTTCAATCTGCGCAAGTTCTTCAGTTAGAAATTGCGCCACGGGGCAGAAACGCTTCTGTCTTTATTCTAAACAGTTAGTCAGATTTTCACTCGACGTAAGCAATATCCCCTTCTAACACAGAGTCCCAATCAATATTCGAGATTGACTTAAGTTGATCGAGTTTAGTGAACCGCTCGCCAGGAAGAGACTGCTGAAGTTCTTTAATAGCGATGGCGGTTTTCATCCCGATACCTTTGAGAATTTGCGTCAGCAGCTCAGGGGTCGCAGAGTTGATGTTGACTCGTGTGAGCGCCGGAACGTCCGGTCGAACTATTTGCCGACCACGCCTGCGCTTAACGGGTTTTTCGTCAGGATCCGCTTCTACATCTTTTTCTTCAATCTGATTCTTATGTGCAAAGAAAACGCGCCCAGTCGTCAGGGACTTAACCATAAAGTACTCACCGTCATCATGAGTACTGATAATGGAGACTTTCACACCATTAGGGGTGAAGGTGTACTCCCGCGTGGCGGCGACTGTCATTATGAGGATACTAACTTGATTAAGTATAGCGCTAAGCATTAAAAAACCCCCTCATGTGAGGGGGCTTTAAACCAACCTTCTGATTTAGATCAGGCAGGCGTGGTGGTTGTGTAGACACTGGACTCAACCAGACCAGCCGGTTGGAGTACAACGTCATCACGCTTCGGAGGCTCATCAGGCACGATCCAGCACACTTCGCAGATAGCGAGGGCTTTATTTTTGCCGATAAGCTTACCGACACCAGCGCGAGGATCGTAAACACCGGAAGCTTGAGCCAGACCGGAAGCAGCCGAACCGCCGAGGTTGCCCACGGTGGCAAGAGCATACTCAGTCGCAACGGTAACTTGGTGCGCGTTAGCACCGTTAATCGCGTTCGAAGAGTTGTAAGAGCCGTTTTCAATTCGGCTGTTAGAACCAACAATCGTCGCGTAGAAACCGCTAGGGCTCGGGGTGGTGGTCAGACCGACACCCAAACCAGGGCCGAGGCCCAGTTGAGGAGTAGCGGAACCACCCGTCACGCCGCTGCTGACCACATCGCCACCGTCAACACGGAGGCCCACACGGTACACAAAAGCACCGGAAGGCACTGTGATACCAGTGGTGATGTCAGCCCGAACATCTTTGTGATAATCCGGAGAGGGGATGATCACAGAGCCGTTAGTAAACGGCTTGTTCGAGGAGTCGCCAGAAGCGAAGGGCTGAGTGTAGTACTCAAGCTGGTTGATGGAACCGAGGGCCTGATAAGACAGGTCGACGTAACCGACAGCCTGTTGAGCAATCCAACCGGGGCGGAAAACCACGCCGACAGGACCGCCAACGGGTTGATTCGTCAGAGTTTCGGCAGTGCCGTTCTCATTCAGAAAGTCAACCGACTTGGTTTCGTGCCAGTACTTCAGCACGTTTGTGTAGTTACCAGGATAGATCTTGGTAACTGCAATCTGATTGGGGTTAATAGCCATCGTTAGTTCCTCCTATCAAGCGTTAAAGGAGTAAGCGATGGTTGCGAAATCGGCGTTCAGCAACTCAAATCCGGCATAAAGGGACCAGATCATCATGATAAAGCGGCTGAAATCGTCGTTGTTATTCAGGAGCACCTGGGCATTGTTGCCGCCGATGCCCACGCCGACAGATTGCGGGCCGAAGAACATACCGATCGCGGTTTCGTACGAAGCGCTATTAGAAGCGATCGTAGCAGTTTGTGTCTGGGAAGGCATATTTGTAGATTCGAAGAATCTGACGCCTTCAAACACAAACCCTGTTGGCATAATAGGTTCACCAGCCACAAAAGTAGCTTGACCAAACCCTTGGCCCATGTAGATGGCAGCATTAGGCTGCATCGAGGACATTAAGGGGTTGATCTGACCATTGCCAGGGTATCTTGCCACTTCTCTGAAGTCAGAGTTCTGGCGAAGATGCATGAGGAAGGTGGGATCACAGACGCATCTGTAGAAACCATCCTGATAGGTCGGAGTATTCCGCTTGCGCAGGGATTTAACCACGCGCAGAAGGTCATCCTTAACGTCGAACTTAGCTTGCTCGGCGTTAGCGTAGGTGAGCGAACCAACGGCAAGATCGCCAGGGTAGTAGTAACCACCTTGGGAATCAGAAGACTGACCTTTCGAAACAGCCTTCAGAAGTTCGTTGATGAACACACGGTCGCGCCATCTTCTATAGTCATCTAACAGAGTCAGAGAACCAATAGATTGATGGAACGCGGTCAGATTACCAGTGTCTAAAAGTAAACGCTGCGCGGTAATCAGCGTTTCTCTGGCAATCTTGAAAGTACTAGGCTGAGTAGGATCACTCGGATCCGCAGGGCCGGTGTACTCTCTGAGCGTCACAAGAACTTTGTCCTTGACAATGTTCCTGCTGTTTGCAGTGCCAATCGTTTGCTCTGCAGTACGCTCGCGAGATTCTTTAGATCCAGGATTACCCCAGAATCTATATCTGTCCAGCTGCACAGTCTGGCCGGGCTGTTTCGAGAAGTCATGAACAACCACGGGCTCTGCCGCCATTTCCACCACATAAGCGGGGTGGGGACGGTAGAGTTCTGCACCGAGCAGCTTCGGAAAATCATTGTCAACGAACAAAGCGTCAACCTCCGAAGAACTACATAGTTAATCTAACTGGAAAAGTGAGGAGTTAACAGGTGTTTGTCGCGTATACCTCGTTAAGGCGTATCTTGTCCAGCAAAGTAACGGAAGATTCCGTTTGTTGCCCCTGAAACTGTAACGACAGGAGATGCAACAGGATAGAAATAACTACTCAGATCTCTCGAAGTAAAGCCAGGGGCAGAACCTGCGCCGCACTCATCAAACCTGTAAAATGTAGCGTTACTTGTAACTGGAGTCACTCCACTAGCCGTGTACTTGTAAATAGGATTATCTGTGCAAATGTAGTCCCCATCAGCAGGCAAATCGTTTACATCTAATCGTAAAGTAAAACCGTTGTCACCTCTAACAATAAACTTTGTTGTTTCAGGCATCGGTTGTATTATTGCGTTCCCTCCAAATTCACCAACAGGCTTTATTTCAAGAGCTTGCTCCATAACTCCACTATTAAGATTAAAAACGCATATCAAGAGATAGTGTATATTAGTAAATTGCCAATACGCCCAAGGAGCAACTAAAACAAGTTTAGAGTCTATTATTAACAGTTGATTCGCTTCAACGTTTATAGTATATCTAGAGTTTATAACAGTATAAAAAGTATATCTAATATTTTTAGCCCATACAGTAGTATCAGACGGAGTATCTTTATATACAATTACAGAAGAGTATCTTCCTACAGCTATGGACGAATCATAAGAACCAATACCATACACGTTTCCTTCTGAATCCCTACAAAGAGAACGTACTTGAAATGGATTTACATCAGTAGCAAAGTCGTTTGTTCCAAATTTAGGCCTAAACGAAGCAAGGACTGAACCAGAAGAAGATAGACTAAAATAATTATGATAAGCGTATTGAAAAGTATTAACCCATGAGCAGCCTATTAGCCCATCGTCATTAACTTGTAGATGTAACACACCGCCCATAAGGCTTGATTCGCATTTATTAGGTGCTCCGTAATCTCTGTACCTAATTTTTTCTCCTACTAAGCACCATTGAATGTTTAAATTCTCATCAAATTTAATTATACAACCAGTGTCAATTTCACTGTTAATCGCTAAATTAGCAACACAGTAATAGTTATTATCTGCATCATTTTTAACATCAGTTATATTAAAATAATTGGCATTAGGGCTGCCGGGAGGAATCCAATCTTTAGCTACTGTATCGACTAGAGATCCATCACTTTTATTTACCCTACAGCGATATACACGTATAGGAAACGTTCTGCCTACACTCCACTGCCACGCGAGAAAATCTACGGTTGTACTACTAGAATCAAGTAAAAAATACGAGTCTCCGTAAGAATTTGCCGCGAACTGATAAAAAGAAGTATCTAATACATACACATTTCTCCATACTAGATTTACTTCATTAGTTATTTTCGCCAAAGATGGGTACAGTGAATTAGAATTTTCTGCGTAAGAGACATACATATCTCCGTTATTATCTATAACCGAACTATAAGTGTGAAACCGAGTACTTGCATTAGCGCTAGCCAACTGATACCAATAGCGCAATGAAGATTCTAGTACAGCAGAATAACAATCAACGGAAGAAGTATCTGTGGAGCCGTCAGGATAAGTTACAGTATAGTATATCTTATAACCTACATCACTAGACTGAGCTGTATAAGTCAAACCTTTGCCTAGACTATCTCCGTTAGTATTAAACCACTCAATCTTATCAAACACACAATAAACAACGGCAGACAAAACATCGCCAACAATGACTTGTGTAGTACCTGTCTTAGTAGGACAGCCAACAGGGATGCCACAGCCGCCGGTTTGGTCGTCGTAGGGGAGTTGTTGGAATCCGTTGTTTAGCGGGTAGTTGAGGTTGTACTGAGTTGAGTTGCCACGGTAGATGTACCGCAGCGGCGTGGACATTAAGCCAGGTGACTGCGAGCGTAACGTCTCCGTATAAGTCTTGCAGTACACCGGCTGGTGATACCGCCACTGCGATCTGTCGGATGTGCCTTGTGTACCAAAGACGTTTGTCAGTAATGTGTTCTCGTAATTCCTATGTGTAACCGGACCACCAGTCCTACCTTCAGCTGGAGTGTTAGCGTCCGGTGTGTTGTACGGTGAATAACCTTGATTATCGGGAGCCGCGCCCCCGAAATACATGTATTTCTCAGGCTGTGTTACCGAAGCACGGGGCTGCAGCGGAGCCTGCCGTGGCTGGACAACGTTCGCCTCAGGTCCGATCGCATTGGCTGCTTGCGCACCAGCAACCTGAGTTCGCGTAGCTATACGTGTTCCTTTATATGTATCTAATATCGCACCGCTAGCGTTATACGGTGTCGGGTCTAACGCCGATCCACTTTGACTAGGCGATACCCCAGGAACATACCGCCAGTTCGAATCGTAATCCCACGCTCCCGCCGCAATCGTCCCACTCAACGGCGACCCAGCTACAACGATCCCTTCGTTAGCACCATAAGCAGACTGACCTGAAGTTAATACTATAAATCCTTGATTATCAGGACCTGTCTGTATACGTCTGTAACCGGAGTCGTACTTATAGTTATTAAGCGGTACGTACCCCATCTCTACGCCGTTTCTATATACACTTTAATCTAACGTAGCTTTCGGGCAGCAGGAACCAGTAGTTAGCCTCCCCAGCCCCCGTGAACTCGAAGCCTAGTCCTTTCCTAGAGCAGTACTTCTGAATAACTTTCGCCCTTTGGCCCTCCGTGGTGTAGATCATAACTGTGTCGCCTTTATCCAAAGTGCTCAGCACTCTCTTGAATATTGCATAGGCTTTGTGCAACGCCTTTAAATCTCTATTTTTCCTGAAGCTCCAAGTAGCCCTGGCTCTTTTATTCTTCTTCCCTGCATACCAATCGTTTTGAGCTCTTTTCGATTTATGAATGCAGCACCCAACATTTATAAGCCCAGGGTCTACCTTCTCAACGTAGATTGCAATCCACTCCCCTTTGTACTTCTCTCTGTACACCTTGATCCTTCGAGCTTTTGATTGCATAAAAAAGAGGCTCGTTGGAGCCTCTGTATCTTAATGACGTGAGTGTCAGAAGTCGATCCCTAGTGCCTTGGCTTGGGCTTCCGTCAGCTCTACAGCCTTCTTACCGGCTGCTGTCGGGACTTCAGGCGGCTCCGGCTTGTCGTCAGCTGCCGAGGCAAGCCTAGGTGCGCTGGTAGCGGCTGAGATGCTTGCGTGCTCGCCTGGGGGGTTGGCTGCCAGGAAGTTGCGCTTGATCTCCGCGTGGTCAGTTCCGAGGGGAAGCTCCACGAGGTTGCTACCGGGGATATGGGAGCGGAGAGCAGCCGGCAGGAATTCGTTGCCTTTTTCCTTGAGCCACTCGTTCACATCCTTAACCAACTGGCTTTCGATCTCGCCCGCTGCCGGACGGTCCTTGAACTCCAGTGCGTTGTAGTTGATCTTGTTACCATCTTGACCCGTCATAGGGTCCCGCTCACTGAAGCTCTTAGTCACGAACTTAGTGCTCGTGATAATGCTCGCGCAGTTGATGCGGTTGTTGTACAGGTTTTGGAAATACGCGATGAAGTTCTTCTGAGAAGACTTACCGGAGATGATTGTCGTTGTGACGCAGCGTGGCGGCAGGAGCCGATGCTTAGGAGTCACACCGATGTAAGCGATGCGGATGAATTCTTCACCGCTACGCATACCCAGGTTGCCGAAGTATGGGGTGAACCCCAACAGGATAAACTCGATAGGGATGCCGTTGTCGTTTGCATCAACGATTGCGGCTTCAGAATCTACGTCGGACTTCCAGCGGCGAGCTTGTAAGTCAATCCGAAGAGTGTGGGGCGGAACGTTGCAGAGAATTTCGTCTGCTTCAAAGTTGCCAGCAATGAAAACCATTGTCGTAAATCAGAGGGAGAAGTCAATCGAACCGAGAGCAGCAGTAGAAACGCGACCTTTTTCGGGATCAGCAGCTTTCTTAGGAGTTGTGCGAGTCGTCTTAGGAAGGTAAAGCACACGGTCCACCGTGTAGTTCAGATAAGTCTTTTCGTCTTTGGAGGAGCTGGAGACTTTACCGACAGCAATGGTCGGGGTGCCAGGCGCCAATTCGGAGAGCTGTTTAGACAGTTCACCGAAAGCGCTGAGCTTGAACCAGCTGGTTTCTTTATCGTCGTTCTGCCAAGCGAGCGAACGGTTGGTAACGGTTGTGTCGTCAAGTTCGACTTCATCAGCCTTGGGACCCAAGCCACCCGTGGCAATGAACAGATTCATCGCCAGCAGATCATCGAAGTTGTCCTTGGTGACGATCAGGATCGGTTGCATAACCAGCACCCCTTCAGGGGTAGGTTTGGTGGGACCGATCGCCAGGCAAGTGTCGTTCTCTTGAAGGTTCTGGAGAAGTTTCCCGACGTAGTGGTCTTTCTTTTGCTTCAGTTGAACAGCGGTTGGGATGCGGCGATCAGATGCGGGCAGAGACTCTGCAAGCACATCAATCACGCCATCTGATTCTTCAGCAGTTGCGGTTACTCGAAGACCGAGGGTGAATACGTTCACGTTCTAGTTTCCTGTAGATGGTTGAGCGGTGGACGTTGAATGCCTTGGCAATCTGTATAACACTGACGCCTTGGCTCGCGTAGGCTAGCATCAGTTTCGTGTCCCCGCTCGTGAATTTCTCGTTTCTGCGCTCTGCGTAACTGAAGTGAAACGGGTTGATACAGTCTTTGTCGTCGCAAGTGAGTCTCAGGTATGAGTCTTCCTTTGGGATATCTAAATACCTGAGGATGACGTGCCGGATGTAGTAACGCTCGCGAAAGGCGTAGATACACGGGTATCCGTCTTTGTCGTGCTTACCTTTCCACAAGCAGCACTCCTTATGGGTGAATTCATTTGTCGATAAGCGTTTGAATAATGTAGATAATTCAGTTGGTTCGGTTTCGGCGTAGTCGAGCTGGTATGACTGAGCCTGTAAAGCTCTGCAGATGTCAACAGCTTGGGCCTGCGCGTGGCCGCTGTCGTTTGCATCGATTCGTAGTTTTAGTTTGTACTTGTTCTTACTGAGTTCAATAGAATATCCTTCCTTCACCAGAAACCCTCCCAGACCTTGTAGTTTTCGGATACTGGGGTCGGATCAGTTAGGAAAGAACTTAGCTCTTCCTTGATCTTGTCTTGTTTCTTTTCTTTTATCTTGTTTGTCTCTGTTTTTACTGTGTTCTCTACAAAGAACCTTTTTAAGCTGTGACCTACGGCTTGAACGCTGTCCAGGGTCCTAGCCATCATCCTGGCTTCTTCGTAAGACTTGAAAGTCTTTGCTTTGTCCTTGTCCTTTGTGTACTTGACTACCTTGCTTTTAGTTAGTGTGCTCTCTACGTACAACCCTTTCAGGTTGAGTATTACCCACACCTCTCGGAAACGCAAGTGCGTAAGTCCTGCCATCTCTGACTCGGTGTAGAGTTTTACAGGTTTTATGTTTTTAACTTTATCTGCCTTCTTGGCGACTGGCTTCTGCTTCTTTGCCTTAGGTTTGTCATCTTTACATTTTTTTAGTTTGCGTGCAGCGTTGGCAGCTTGGAGCGGCGTGGCATAGCCCTCCGCTGTGAAGCACAACTCATTTCCGCTTACCACAATGCCGTAGTGATTACCTGACAGCTTTACGGTTCGGAATTCTTTTTGTTCGTCTAGGATGAGTTTTACGAAATCCACGCTCAAATTAAAACCCCCTGGATTTTAACCCAGGGGGCTTGAGATGTGAACCTTATTTACTTTTTACCTTTTTTCTTAGCCGCTTTTACCTTAGCTATTGCTTTTTTACCTGCATTGATGTTTCCTTTTTGTATTTGATTAAGCACTTTTTTAGCGCCTAATTCTTTTGTTGCTCTATTGACTTCACTCGCTGTAAGTTTTTTGCCAGCGATATCTCGGATTTTTTGTTTGGTACTCTGACCTCCGGGTCTTTGGTTATCCGGTCTGCCTATGCTTCCTCCTGTAGATAAGTTCTTATATAAGATAGTTCCACCTTTCTTACCGCCATCACCGCCGCCTTTCTTACTGCCGCCGCTTTTTCCTGATTTATCCAGTTGTCTGTTTAAAAAGTTTTGAGCTTTGTTTCCTAATGTGTATCCTTTATCTTCAATTCTGTCGGCTATTTTTTGAAGACCTTTAGGTCCTTTTCCGGCAGCTATTTCTCTTATTTCTTTTCCAGTTATTCTGGGATTTTTTTCTTGCCCGGTATTTACGGCGTCCTTAAGACCAAGGCCTTTTTTACCATCACGGCTGTCAGGTCCGTTGTCACCGGGTCTGCTGCTACCTGGAGTACTGCTACCGGGTCTGCTGCTACCGGGT